ATTTAGAAGAGGCACTGGCTTGCGAAGAGCTTTGGAATATAAACAATGGTCGGACTCTTTGTAGAAGTTGTCACGAAAAAGAAACTTTAAAAATATATAAAAAAGTCCCGAGCTTCCTCAAGACTCCCAAATTGTTCTACTCTAGGCTTTTTTCCTTCTTCTTGAATGTTTATTTTTACTTCCATTTTCATGTTTTTACTTGGTTTTCAAATTTTTATCGTAACGCAGATTCTTTGCAACCCTCCCACAATATTCCTCTACTGTCCCTAATGGATTATTGTTATCCATTTTAATCAGTCTTTTATCCACCTTATAGAAATCTCTGTGAGCTGGTGCTGCATTACTGTGTTTTGGAGGAACAATAATTGTAAAGGTATTTTCCAGAACATCAATTTCAGCATCAAACCCATCCTCTCTATCAAAGTATTTTGAAAATACTTCTTCGTGTTCTGATGGAATAGTTGACACCGTAGCTGGCTCTTTTGAAGGATCAATATCTTCTACTTTCTCTGCCTTTCCTTCTGATAGTATAGCTAGCATTTTGTCTAGCTTACTACTTGTATCCTTTTTGTAGGCTTCAAACTCTTTAGCAGAAACATACTGGCCGTCCTTTTTACCCCCTTCCGGAACGACCTTTTTCTCACTTACTTTAGATACCTCTTTCACCTTTTTTTTTACTGCCATAGTTTTTTACTTCTGTTTTACTTCTTGAAGATAGAAGATTAATGGTTAGTAATTTTATTATACATTTATCCAATAAACGGTGTCAAGCTCTTACACTGTTTTGTAAACATGCCCAGCATTTTCTGCTCTCTCTACAGCCGCTTGATTTTCTTTCATTCTCTTTTCTTGGTCTAAACTTTCTTGTGGAGTTAATCGAATTGTCTCTTTCTGACTTACGGGAACATATATAGTATGAACCACTGATATCATATCCCCTTTCTTTATATCATCCTTTGCTTTCAACTTCAACAATCTTTTAACAGGTTTTACCGCTGTCTGAGTAACAGGAATCAACTGCTCCTGTTGGTCTTCATCCCCAAAAATCATCATCATTTCATATAGGTGTGCCCGGTCAATAATAGCTTCTTTTCCATCCACAATAAATTTGATAACTTCGCAAGGCTTCACGGCATCATTCCAATTCACCTCTACCTTGAGTTTCCCCTTTTCGAATAAAGCGTACTCATCTATCATAATAGTTTTTCTAATACCCTCAATATCTCATGTTCAGCATCTTGGAAGTCAGAATTAACGACAGCAAAGCGGGATTTTGAAAGATAGTTATACCTATAAAATAGTACATGCATAACCTCATGTTTTGCAATTTTAGCCAATTGCTCCCTCGTCACCTTTTCATTTTCCCAATCTTTTGAAAGACAAACCGTTGTCACTCTATCAGAGAGATCCCCCTCTCTATGGGTGTGGGCAAAAACATACTCTACTTCTTGCTCATCTTTCTTATCAACCCAGTCATAATGAATCTCCCAGTTCTTTAAACCGAATAAATCAACATGTCTTTGGCATTCCTTCTTGAAAAAGTCAAAATCTTTCTGTGTTGTTTTCATTCCTACGTTGCAGTTTTAGCTGCTTCTTCTAACTCCGAAAATAACGCGGTTATATGTTCTTTTCCTGCTTCGGATTCTGCTACTGCCCATATCGTATTGAACTCATTGTCTCTTTTCAATGATGTAAACAAAAAGTTTTCTTCTAAATATATTTTTACAGCTTGCTCAACAGCAATCCATCGAGGGTCTTCCATTAACTTCAATATTTGTTTTTTTTGCTGGTTGTTCAATTGCATATCCAAATTATCTCAAAATTCGCGGTTGTATTGGTATATTCTATTGGAAAATATCCTGTAGAGTTTTGCATAGTTATCGTTTTTTATATATTTTTAAAGTTTCTTTTTCGTGACAACTTCTACAAAGAGTCCGACCATTGTTTATATTCCAAAGCTCTTCGCAAGCCAGTGCCTCTTCTAAATTCTTTATACTATTCTCATGAAATATAACAGAAAACATTTTAGGATAGTGGTCTGCTTCAAGGTATCCTCCTTTCTTATAACACAGTACACAAGTGAAATCATCTCGCGTAAATACATCTGAACGCCATTGTCTAGACTTGAAACATTGTCTTATTTGTAACGCCAAAGATACTACTCCACCCTTCCAATTATACCGCTTATCACCCATGAGCGCTTTACTCATTTTCGTTCTTGTTTCGACAGAGTGCTTCTTTCCTCGCATACCAACATTATTCCTACTCATCTTTTTCCGGGTTTCTTCAGAAGGTCTATGTCCCTTGTTTGCTTCACTTAATTTCCTCCTATGTTCTAATGATTGTTTGTATCCTTCACTAAACATCAACGTTGGAATTTTCTAAATCCTCCCCCTCCTTTCTCTACAATATCTCGAATAGGATTGGCTACATTTCTCCTACCAACAATAGGGTTAGATAGCTGTGATGGTTTTGCCGGGATTCCCGGTGTTGAACCATCTTTTGCCTCTGCCTCTATCTTAGCCGCCTCTTCCTCTGGATTAACAAATAATGGCTGTTCCTTTTGTTGCTGTTGATTAAAATTCTTCATAAAGGCCTCTGGGTCTTTCTCGTATTCAACAACCTCTGCTGGTAACCAATTTTCAGGGTCTTCGTTATCAGACTCGAGCACTTGGCGCAAGGGGCGCGCAATATCCGCGGCAGATTTAACATCCCCTTCCTTAATGAGTAACGTGATTTCTTGCACTATTGGGGTAACGAGGTTAAACAGCTCACGCTTACCTTGTCTTTCAAGTTCTGGGGAAGGAGCAAGTATAGAAAGCGGTTCAACTGTAATTTCTCCTTCCCACTCCAACATTTCTTGCTTAATGTCTTTCCCTACTTCAAAAAACCTATCATCTGGAGACTCAATAAGGTTACCTTCTCTGTCTTGCTCAAACGGAAGATCCAATATAGGCATAAAATCAGCCGTAACACTGCCTTTATTGCCTGGAATAACATTAGAAGGCTGTCGTTTTGTTTCCTCTATATATGCCTCAAGTTCTTTTTCATTAGTAAACTTTAAAACCTCTGGTATTGAAAACACCTGTGGTATCCATGAAACTGCTATATGAGCCTCATCTTCCAGTGCTTCGGCAATATTACCCAAAGGAGTCGCAAGACGTCTTAGAGCCGCATCCTTTGCATGTAGAGTCTCTCCCAGCGTCTTTCCTACCACTTGTCCTTCTAATGTAGGAGTAATTCCTGTATTTTCGTCTATTCTTTTTGACTGAAACTCAACACCCTCTGAACCACGTTGGTCGTAGTCAATCTTAACTTGGTCTATTGTTGTACCAGGAAGCTTTTGTTTTATAAGACCAGGCGATACTGTAATTGTTCCATCTCCAATGCTTTTATTTGCCCCTGAGTAGAACAACATAGGGTAAATAGCCATCACAAGCTGATCTATAGTCATGTTATTTAGTCTATCGTACATGACCTTGTTATGCTTGAGAATCTCGTAAAGACCTATCCCATATGGAACTCTTGGATCGCGCTCAGTCCAGTATGTCCACCAGCAAGATAGTTTCTTTCTATCATTAGGAAGTGGGGAAAAGTAAAGAACGATACTCTGGTCGGGTACCCAAATGCAATAGAGGTCTTTGTTCTTTGACTCATAGAATCCAAGAGTGACTAAATCCTGTCTTTTCTTGGTTTCCTCGTTTACATCCTCAGTTTCGTCTTCGTTTGATTTCCTTGCACCAAATTTTACAGCTCCTGCGTTGGCATATATGCCAAACTCTGCATCAAATTTATCCTTCGAAACGTCTATTTCGAAATACCAATCATCCATAGAGAACGGATCGGTAAGATTCGTCATGTCGTCAATCCAAGTACGATAAGGATCGAGCTTCTCCCGATAAACATCGTTGAATTCTGTTATCTGTACTTTCCTATATGTATTATTTTCTGGATGGTCTATATCTAATGTTTCAAGTATTTCGCCATCACGCCTAACGAGACGAGGATACGTCCTCCCAATAGCCCAACCATATTTTGCGAGATCGAATATGAATAGTTTGAGTTGCCTTTTTGCCTTTCCTTTTGTCCATCCGCGCTTCCATAAAGCATGTGCAATATCTGTTCTTCCCTTGTATTTCTCTGTAATGGCCTTGAATACACTCTCTGGATTTCTATCAACAAGAATCGATAATGCGGTTTGAATCTTAACCAATAAAGTGGGCTCAGATAGGTTCGAACGCCACTCTTGCCCTTCGTTACTGCTAATAGGAACTATACGAGATCCTCTTTTCCCTTGTATCTCATCTTGAATGAGCATTACACCCTTCACTTCTTTTTGAGTCAGAAACTCTGGCTGATATTCTCTATCAGCCTCTTTCATAATCTCCTCAAAGTTTACATTATTGAGAATCTGCTTCTTTGTATCCTTGAGAACAGCCACTCTCTTTTTAAGATATGTCTGTATCTTCTTCTGCTCTCCTACGGGAGAGTAAGTAGCTACCGCTTTTGGTTTTTCCTCAATTTTTTGTGGCATTCATATATTGCCCAGAGTTCGTTACTTTTTAGGATGTACAACACATGATGTATCTTCTTGCCAGTGAAACCACCGACAAGTACAAGTATGACTTTCATCAAATAATGGTACAGTCTCTGTTGCATCTACCGAGTATCTATCAAGATAGTGTGACTTGAATCCATTTCTAAAGATTTCAGAAGTTTCTCTATCTAAATCTGGACAAGGTTCCTCTTTGCATAAATGAGTAATCATATATTTATTGTACCAACGTGTTTATGGATGTCAAATATGATTCTCTCTGAGGTGAAGAAATGTTTTATCCTGTACTTTTTAGCCGTTGCGAGCGGGACAGAAAACGACTTTCAACGCTAGTTCTTTTTAAGAGCAGGTTCGCTATTCCTACTCCGAGTCCGCATTGTTACGAGACCCTCAACCTCTTCACCTTAGAAAGAACCATCAATAATAATCACTTTGACTCACTACTTTATTCTTTTTACCATACAGCTGCTCGAGACGACTTACTATCATAGCTGCTTTATCTGTCTTCTCTGGTTGATCTTCTTTATCAATTGCCTCGGGTGCATTTCTCCTTACCTCTAACGCTATTGCTTTTGCCATGATACAGTCATCATTTTTCCCAGACATGGCCTCCGGCCTTCCCATAGCATTTCTTATAAATGTAAGGCACTCTTGCAAGAAGTCTTTGTCGGTCCATATGTCAGAATGGTTATTTAGTATTTTCCTTAACTCAGATAAAATATATGGCCTAGTTCTTTCATCTGTTCTGAAACCAAGCTTGCGCCCTACTCTATTTGTTATGTCATCTATTACTTCCCGGTAATAAAGGTTCGGATACCCCATCTTAAAAAGCTCTGTATTCACCCACAACCCATCTTTGTTGGCTTCTATTGCCATATATGCCTCATTGTACCATATTCCTAAAGCATACGCTTGTTTTGCAAATTCATCTGGTGCTTCATGGTTCCTTAGTTTCGCCACCGTCTTAAGCGTTGCGTTATCCATGATATCCAATACCTGATAATCCCCATGCTCCAAACCTTCCGCGGTATCTCCACCGGCTACATATGATCCGGTAACAGATGGAAACTGATATATCTTCAAGTCCCCTAACCGATCTTGCTCGTAATGAGGTATATTCTTCACCAATTCTATTCTTCCTATCTGATGTGGCTCTTGTGCCTTCTGTAGGTATTGTAGTATCTTTTCGTTATCAAAGTATGGTGAGCCGGATGTTACAAACGCCTCCTGTGGTGTCGTGGGGTACTCTTGCCGAAGCTTCAGCCAATCCTTTCCTAAAGACAACCATTTATAGTAGTAGTATGTTATCTCGATATCAGAGAGATTATGAAGTTTTTGGTACTCGCCAAACTTCACCGACTCCTCCATTAGCTCAATCTTTAATGGCGCCTCCACTTTTTCTATCTCATCATCATCCCACTGCCAATTATAGAAATGTGCTTTAAACTGTGTGGGATGCTGTGGATCTCCCCTATCCCATGCTTCCCAAAAATACTCAGCAAACATTCCACCCATACCCTCAGCTGTGCTTTCAATATCTATTCTTCCGTCTAAGGGAACCGATGGTATCGTACCCGTAATAACTTCCTCTGCTCTCTTAGGGAAGTTCACGCACAGCTTGGCATACTCTGATATATGTACGCGATTATATGTACCTGATCGTCCCGAGTTAGCTACAGTAATAGCTGAAAATGTATCATCCCCAAAGTTAAACCTTAACTTGTTGGCTGTATCAGATTCTGCCTTCCATAAGAAAGAAAGTTCTGGGTCTATGTTTTTCCACGCGTAATCAATCTTTTTTTCAAAGATTTCCACTGCCGCATCTTGTGTATGTGCTATGAAAAGAGATTCGAAGTTCTTGGTAAATAATGTGTCGTCGAGAGCATCTATCCCTTCATCTGTAGTAAAACCAAGCTGCCTGGACTTCAGTATAATATTCCTCAACACCTTATTTTTATTGAAATGCTCCTGCGCTCTATTCCTTTTAAAAACTATCTGCTCTTTGTACTTATTTACTATCTTATAAAGATGAGAAAGGCGCCACTCTTTATTTAAAAGACGTTCTTCATCAATAGCCATAAAAAGATATAACCATCATTCCTATTGTAAAAGATGTTACAGTTACGATTGCTATTATTAGTATTTCGTCTTCATTCTTCTAATTGAGGACTTTTAATACATCAGACAAAAATGGTTCATAGAATGATTTTTCCGCCGCCTTCTTTGTCCTTTCCTTCTCCTCTTTTCTACCTTGTTCATAAGTAGACTTAAACAAATGTTTTAGTTCTACTGTTTTTTCAATACTCATTACCAGATGTCCCTTTTTGTCCAAAACTGCTTTGTCAAATATATCCTCCCAATCTTCTTGTTGTACTTGTTTAGTCATATTATCTAACTGCTGCATTTGCAACATCCCTTAAACGTTGAGCGTCTTTCCTTATAAAAAACGTTCCGATTTCAACAACCCTACTTGCGGAGATTCCCCTAATAACTTCTTCTTCCCACCCATACAAAGCCTCACTGTCGGTTAGTCCATTAGCTGCAAGGAATCTTTCAAACTCCTCCCTACTACCTGCTAATACAATTATTTTCTTTTCCATACTCATTGAATTACCTCTGTATCAACTTATTCTCTATTAAATAGATAAGCATTTTGGCACGGGCATTAGCTTCGGTTAATTTGGGTGGAAAATAGTCCTCTCCAAAATCAGGAAAAAAATAATTTCCTTTACCTATCCCAAACTTTACTGAAACAAAGTGCCCTTCAATATGCTTTACTGTTCCATACTCCCACGGCAACATCTCTCCCAATTCAGCTACAGTGAAGGCGGAGTATTGTTTGATTCTTCTTACAGTTTGTCCGTATAATACATTTTTATCTGTCCTTAAAACGTATTTTCCTTCTTCATTTTCTCTCCACCACCACAAACTCTCCTGGTTCACTCCAAGTTCTTTGAGTTTCTTTGCCAGTTCAAGACTGACGACTTGATCTTCGATTTTCATTTAACCTCTGTATCAAATACTGTATAAATAGGATAGATAGTACCCCTTGCTCGTCCTCTACCTTGTGCATCTTGTATAATGACATAAGTAGGAGTCCAGTTTATCTCCGCCGATTCTACCACCACCTGTTGGTAAGATTCTGCCATACACTGATTAGCTCTTGTATTTTCTTTTAAGAGAAGCCAGCCTTGTACTAGGATTACTACCATGAGGACTAGAATTATTGAGAGTAGGAGTTTATTCATTTTGTACTTCACGGATTTCTTGTACTAGTTTCAAGGCTTTTTGCATGGTTTCTTCAAACTCTTCTACTTCTTTACTCATAAAGCCAAGGATTTAGTCTAATTAGCTCCAGTAGAATGTGTCTTCTAGCCCAAACTCTCTTACTTTTTCAAGGTCTTCTGTATCGTGGTTCCCGTCTTTGGCAATCGTTAATGGTTTTTTGGGCCTCCATGCGAATATGAAGTAATATTTACTCCAATTTCGTAGGGCCACCCAAAAGCGCTCGTCTGGATGATCCATGCAATACTTTATAAAATCTAAAAGTTTGTCTTTGCTTTTCATAACAGTTTCTTTAGTTCTTCTATCTTCTTGTTTTGTTCTTGAGCACAGTCATTCCAAGACAACCTTAGTCCATCATCTTCTAATTTTGTTTTCCCAACTTCCAAATCATCTAGCATATCGAGGATGTATTGTTTATAAGGGTTTAAACCACATACGCATTCTTCCTCACAGTAACCACTGTGTCCCTTTCCAAACTTCTCATCAAATCTCTCTAGTTGTTTCATATATTGGAGATTATTACTTCGTAAAATACTCCTAACAAATAAACTTCTTTGGATTTATTCTTTTCCCGTTTTTCATAAAAGACCGCCCATACACCATTTCATCCCACAAGATTTTTTCCATATCGGTTGCCTTAAAATGCCACCAAAACCAAAATTTGATTCTTTTTCTTATTTTCATCTCTTATTATGGGAACGGAGATAACGAATTATTTTGTCAATCTTTTCTGCAAACAATGCTTCCCTAATACTATATTCTCCATCAGGCATCTCCTCTGGTAAATCTATATCTTGTTTCTGTTTATGAGAAGGCCAACAACTTCGAATGTGTTTCACCCCCTCTAAATGCACTTTCGTCTTAAAACCACAGTATCCGCATTGCCATTCTTCTTCTTTCTGTTTGGAATACAATAGTTCCTTCTTTATCTCTATTTTTGCATCACCCCCCTTAGCCTCTACGTATATTTCTTTCTGTTTGGGGGAATGAGGACACTCACAACTTTTATCTACACATTCAGTATGGAATCCATCGAAACAAGCATTACACTCACTCCACTTTTCCTTTACTTCTTCTCCTTCTAAGATAAACTCGTCAAGGTCTTTAAGAGCATAGATATTACACTCATAAAAGTAAGCAGCCTTCTTCTCTATCTCTTCTCTTGTTACCTTAAACTTCATATAGTCAAACCAAAGTATCTTCTTAGCCAAGTTTTTACTTTTGAATCTTTATATTCCATTTTCCATGTCATAGAATTTTTCGCAGATTCTTCCTCTTCTATTCTTTTCTTTAACTTTCTATCAATTAGTTTATTTGCCCGATCCAACTTTATCCTAAATCGTTCTGCTAAGTATTCATCTCTAATCTTTAGCCAAAAGTACACATCACTTGCATCACACTCCAAACGTTCTCTATATGTTTTATTAAACATTATTGGATCTTCTTCTTTTTTCATACCCAGTAATTATTGGAGATTATCTCGTTCCTCGAAATACTCCTTTTACCCACCGCCAAATTCTTTTAAAGAGTGAGGGTTGGTAGTACGCTTCCTCCTGCATATCTATCTTCGCTAAAGATTCCATGCTCTTAACGGTTAGTATATCTGCTTCTTTTTTAATTGGTTTTCTTATTACTCCAACACTAGAGTTATACCAAGCATGGAGTCCTACTTTAGAACAGTTCCTAATCTTGTCATAAACTGTTGGTTTCATATCTCTTTAACTCTTGTAATGGTTGTTAGATACTTCTTCTAAAGATTACTAATGTAATACTGAATATCCAAAACCCTATAAAGAAGTACACATCTCTTACACAGCCATCTTTTTCGTTACAAAACTTCTCTGTTGCAAAAGAAATTCCCACACTATAACTATCACCTGGAAACTTCTCGAGTACAAATCTATTCGGCATAGAATCTCCCATATTTATAGTTTCTTTGTTATCTTATTAGCTATTTATTCTCATGCCTATCTAATATTTGGGCTATATTTATTTGGACTGCTACCTTGGGTCCTTCTTCTTCCGGCTTTACTCCGGCACGATCCATTAAGTCTCTATATGCTGTATAGTCACCTTTAATTGCTTTCTTCATCTGAGGTTTCACTAACTTGATGAAATTCTTCTCTACTACTAATGTAATCTTCTCTCTCATCTTACGCGCGACAAGAGTACCCTTTGATAAAGGTCTTCCCCCTAACTTTCCATTTGCTTGAGATGCTATTTCCCTTTCTATACCCATAACCTAAAACCTAACTTGACATATTATCTATTTTGTTGCCTCGTATTCACAGTCCCCATACGCATTGGAATGCATAACTATACATCCAACGATTCCTCTGCTACACGCTTTCCCATTAGGAAAAGAGCTAGGAAACTGAAACTGTTGTACATCCCACTTTTCAGACTGAACTTCTTTAACCATTCCATCAAACTCTTCCCTTGTTAAATTTATTTTACCACTACTGGTTTCTATGATTATTGTCTTTGTCATGTTCTATATTACCTGTAAACTATGAGTAGAATTTTCTTCCATAAATACATTGTTCCTAGCTAAAGCTAATGTAACCTCAATAGCTACTTTCATTTTTTTGTTTATAACCTCTGCTAGATCATCCCCCCAAAACTTATTGTATGGGATAACCAAAAGTACATTATTCATGCCAAGAAAATTAGCGTACTGAGTATGGTCAGTGTTATCTCTGAACTTCATAGAAATAACCGACGCTTCTATGGATCTATCTTTGAATACAAAGTTTGGTCCTTCTAGCTCGACGGTTACACTCTCTTCCAAATGCTTAGGCAAAGACTCAGAAAACTTATCTTTCAAAATCTTGTCTACTCTTTCTATATATTCTTCTGTGTTGAATGAATTCATAAATCACCTTTGTTTTCCCTTATCATCTTTCTTTTATAATTGAAAATCTTGTTTACTGCACCTCTTTTTATTTGACTTACCCTCTGTTTGGTTATCCCGAGTCCCTTTACTATTTCAGACACAGTCATGTGGAGAACATAGTAGTAATCAAGAACTATCCCTTCGTTATTATTTATTACTCCCTTGCTAACATATTCATCAATATCTACTTTATCAAACATCACATATTGCCGTAGTAGTAGTTATACTTCTTGCCAACTTTCGTTATGAATAATGTCAAATATAGTCTTTTGCGATACTTTAAATAATAACGCTATCCTTCTTTGAGACATTACATTTTGATCATACATTAACCTAATAATAACTACTTGATTCACACTTAACTTTGCAGATGGGTTCCTTTCTCCTCTTCTATCGTATGGCTTAACAAGACCAATATCGTATGCATGTTGTTTATTTCTACTATAGCTACACCATTCCAAATTCTCTGTCTTGTTATTCAGCTTATCCCCATCTAAGTGATTTATACATTTCTCATTCTCAGTATTATCTATGAAATGTTCAGCTACTAGTCTATGTATGTACCTCAAATCTGCATTCGCTTTACCATCATAAAGATTTACAACAGCATATCCTATTTTAAGTTTATATAACTTTAATATCTTATCTTTGACTATACCTCTTTTCTTGTGAGATATAACATTCCCTAGATCACTAACACTATACTTCCCTTCATACCCTTTTACTTGTTTCCATGATTCCATGTGGTAATGATATCATAGGATATTCTATCCGTCAAGATGCTCCATGTAGTAGTCAACTGGATTATCTGATATCACTGCTTGTTGGAGATGATATTGAAAAATACTATCACCATTATTTTGAGAACTCATTGGGCAATCTCTATCATGGCCTCTGGGATAAATCTCTTCACAATTACAGTACCAATTTTTGTCATCCTCTCCCCATACAGCTTTGGCGAAAGATTGGTCGAAAAGAACAACTGGTGCAAAGTGCAACATTACCGCTGTTTCTGGATTAACAAATGTATCAACATCTTGCATCAGGCGTTGCGGTAATTCTACATGCCATTCTCTATGATCTTTCTCATCCCACCCTTTCTCTACTGCCTTCTGTATAATCTTCTTGAGCTTTTGTTCTTGGGTCATTTTTTACTTAAATAACATGTCTGATATTTCTCCATTTCCTATATACCAACCTGAAGAAGGAAATGGTGTAATAACATCATCTGCGCGAGCTAACCTCCAACCACCATCCTTATCTTCTACGAGAACATCGCCAAGTATTGGATGCTCACCTTCTTTTAGAAATATAATTTTCTTTTTCACTTCTTCTTACCCTTAATAGCCTTAATGTGGAATGTACCCTTCGACTTCTTTCCCTTATTATGGAAAGTCTTGTGTGAAGTCCTTTTACCTTTTTTATCTGATGGCATTTTGATTATGTTAGTTACTTTGTTAGCATCTTCTTTTTGAATTCCCGCCACTCATTGTTTTCTACGACGTGTCCTCTAATATCGTACTGAGGTTTTCTAGGATTCTTGTTCCCAAACTCTTTTCTTAGTTTTTTAAAACGCCGACCACTCATTTCTCTTGAACAACTTTCATCAATAAATATGCTAATTCTTCAATCCTTCCGTAGTCAACATCACTTACAGTTTTAACATGTTCGTTCAACCTACTAATTAAAAGCTCTATGAGTAAATCCTTATTCATCGCTGTTTCATTTGTACACTTAAACTAGCCAGATCGTACTGAATCATAATAGGCTTTACTATATCTGCAACTTCTCTTGCCTTCTGATCCAAGTCCTCCTTGGGTATTTCTTTCACGGGAGCAATAACTATGGCCCAGATAACCCCATGTTCGTGTTTTTCGTTTTCTTGTTTAATAGGCTGCTCCTTCACAGATTGAGATATTCCTTCTAAGGTACTCATGATACCATCCATTTTTTCACCTACATCCTCAATAAAAGAGTCTATGCTCTTTTTCTGATCTCCTGTAATCTTGAGAATGTCCTCGCGAAACTCTTCTTGTGTTTTTGTAGGTTTTATTTTTTTGATCTTATCTTTGTCCATGTTTATACTATACCTTGCATACTAAAATGTGCAAAATCCTTTTAACCCAATACCATATCCTTGTAAAAATAGAGGGCTTAAATGTAGAAGCCTCAATTATTGGATCTATATCTATGTTTCTAACTAACCCATTGGGTTTTCGTATTACTCCCACACTTGAGTTATACCAGGCATGCATCCCCACCCTTGAACAATCTCTTACTTTTTCGTATATGGTCGGTCTCATTACTTTACCTTTCCTAATTTCCACCACTCTGAAAAAGACACACCGCATGGCTTGCACAGCCTACGCCTCCACTTCGACTTTGTGTCCTCGAACTCGTAGAAGATACCGCCTGGCCACTTCTTACCACACCGATCACACTCCACCTCCTTTGGTTCCGGGTTATCATCTTTAATTACAGGATCTTCGGTCATGGTTTGATATGTCCCCATTTCTTGAGAAACGCGTAACGTTTTTTACCTTTTGACGGTGCATGCCTAGCTCCCGGCAATGCACAATACCTCAACACAAAATCTTTTTCCGACATCTGTGTTTCCACTGCTGTCCTTATCAAAGTAGCAGTGGTTGATCGGTATTTTTTGATTTCTATTTCAAGTCTTTCATCCATACTATTCTACTATATCTTCTTTTTCCATTAGTGCACAGTAGCTTGTTGGCGCCATAACGTAGTTCTCGGTTGAGAAACCCACGACTCGCCATCCTTCCCCGGATTCCTTATTTATCTTAAGCACAAGAGCAATAATATCTTCTTCCATAACAAATTGGTATTTGTATGCCATGATTGCTTAGTAACTTCTAGGAGAGAAAAATCCATCCCCTTTTTCTTCAACTCTTTCCAATTTTTTCTCGTCTGGTTTCCTTACGTCTCGTTGTTGTACTGTCTGATTTTTCTCTCGTCTAACTTGCTTTTTACTTGGTTCTAATTCGCCATACTTTTCTTTATAACGATCTAACTGACTACTGATTCTCTGAATATCATTCATTAGTTTTTCCGATAAAGCATTCGAAGCCATCTTTACAAGATTCCGTATTATACCATGACGTTCCGGTGTAATCTCCAACCCTTCTTCTTCCAGATACTCGTAAAGTTCTTTACGATACGCTCCTGGGAATTTTGTATCTTCCATAATAAAAAACCCAACTCAAAGGTAGGTTCCAAACATAGTTATACTTTTTCGCATGCGAATATTGCCCACATATCTCTGCGTTGCTTTGTGTTTATACTTTAGCACTGCACATATATATGTCAAGAAAGTTTTCCCCAATCTTACCTATTGACACTGTACTGTGCTATGCTATGATACGAGCAAGGTCGAATACCACAATAACTAATACATATATATGAAAGACTTAACGTTTGAAGAGTACCTACAAGAAGTACACGCGAAAGAATACATAGGGACGGATGATGATATGCCAGATGCATTTAATGACTGGCTGATCGAGTTAGGATCAGATTCATTCCTACAATATGCTGAGGAGTGGAAAAATAGAGATAAGTGCAATGAATGTTTTGCTAGCACAACCTTTACTAAGTTTAACCGATGCACAGAATGTTCTGCATACAATAAAGTAACTATATGACACATTGGAGAAAACAACAAATTAAGTCTAGAAACAAAACAAAGGTCAAAAATATAAAGATAACTATATATGTAGTGTTATTCTTTGTTGTCTCTACCGCTTTGGTAGGGTTACAGGATTGTTCACCACTACATTGCTAATATGGTAAAAAAAGAAGACCCAACAAAAGAAAAATGTGCAAACTGTGGAAAACCCACAGCAAAGGTAGATCAACTAAAACTAGAAAGCTTACCCAGTAAGATATTCTGTAGTGAGATCTGCCTCGACGAACACCAAGGCATCCTTCCTCCTTCTAAAAACTTTAAGCCATCCGAGTTGGCAAAGATGGTTCCAAAGAGTATGGTACCTAAAACAACAAGAGTAAAGAAAGTAACTACCAAAAAGAAAGAAGCTCCTGCAAAACCAAAGAAAGAAATGAGTCTTGCTATACAACCTGATATCGCTCCGGCAACTGTGAGTCCAAAAGCAATGGCAGAACAGATGAAAATAGAGGCTCA